TTCATTGATCTTTTTCTAAAGATTGTATCAACTTTATTACTTGGTCCATTGTTAAGCATTACTCTTGGTAGAGGAATAGCTTGGAAATTAATTGGGTTTAAACTATCTCCTTCTTCTACTAACAACACAGCAGTACCAATAGCTAAGTCCATAAATGATTCATGTACTTCTTGATTAAAATTAGATCCACCTAGTATCTCAAATACATATTGAGTAATAGCATCTAGTTGTTCATTAACTTCAGGAATTGCTTCTGTTGGTATTTCAGAACCAGCTTCAAAGTTTGCCCAACGACCATAGGTCGGAACTATTCCAGCTTGTAGTCTTGATGCAAATTCTTGTATACCTACTACAGCTGTTTCATCAAATATCTTATCTGTTCTTCTTTCTGCAATCGTTTCATCATAGAACGATTCTCTTTGTGGCATTGTGTATTCATAAGCTTCTTCATATTTATCTTTCCAGTTGTCAAAGATATATTCTGAATCTTTATATTTTTTAAGAAATGAAGCTACTCTATTATCTGTTCCTCCATAAGAAGCATTGTCTGAACTAGGTGTTGGTATGTACATTATTACATATCTCCTTTTATAAGTTTATTACTAGAAGCATATAATGCTCTACCTTGTTGACTAGCTTTTGTTGCACCAGTTCTAGCTCGTCTTGAATTATATCTAGTTTTAGCTGTAGTTTGAGAATAACTTGATTTTTGTCCATCACTTGAAGCAATAGTTTTTATATCTCTATTATCTCTAGTATTAGTTTGTGTAGATGTTGTTCTAGATTTATTATAAAAATTATTTGCTGCTTCAGCATATGGTTTTTTTGATGCATAGTATAATGCAGTAAACGCAAGTGGCATACCTGACATTATTCCACCTAGTGCCATTAAACCTTTTTTAACTTGCTGTTGTGAATCATACATTTCTTCAGATAAAGGAGTTCCCCTATCTCTAGCATTTTGTGCAGCACCTCTACTTACATTCGTATAAGCACCATCAGAATTTACTGGATCGTAAACAGTTCTTGTTCTGCCCATAGCATCAGTTACTTGTCTTGCTTTAGCTTGACCTTTTGATGATAAGTATTCTCCTCTTGCTTCATTGTAATCAGCACCATACATTTGATTTTTATTTGATGAGCTATATCCAACAGCATTTCTATCTTGGAATCCACCCATAGTGGTTTTTATTCCTAATTTATTTCTTGCATATGCATCTGCACCACTACCTAATTTTTGAATAGCATTGTTTTCTCTAGCTAATTTTTGTTGAGTAGTTTCATTCCTCATTGATGGAGGAACATTAGTTTGACTACTTTTATCTCTAGTAGGATTATTACCTCCCATTATATCTCTTTACCATTTTGAAAAAATCCTTTTTGACCTGATTTACTAAACAATGATCTTTGACCAGTTAATCCCTTTGCATATCTTTTTTTTTGTTTGACTCTGTTAGCTTCTTGTTTTGCAACTTCATCTGCTTCTTCTTTACGCTTTCGTTCAATATCTTCTCGTAAAGCTCTATCAGCTTCAGTTTCTTTGTAAGATGTCGATCCAAATATACTACCCATAATTAATGCTGTTATAAATCTATTTCACTATACCCACGTTTTTTCAACGCACAATATAACTGATAGGGTGAAAAGATCCACCATTTATTTAATCCTATTAGTCTTTGTACATAACTAACACAGCTATGTTCTTTAATCCATGAACCCATAAAGCTAGGAAACCCAGTTCTTTCTGAAGTATTTTCTCCTTTAAGGACTACTCCATTTCTTATTCTTACTAATCTAAAGAAGGCATCTGCTTCCTTATCTGATATAGTTTCCACTAATATCTGCCCAAAGATATATTCTATAATGATCCAATGCTTGGTATCTGTATCATAACTGATAACCCCACAATGTTTAAAGCCATCTTTGAAATACTTTGTTTGCCAATGTCCATCTTCATTATGAACGAAGTAAACTAGAAACTCATTTTGTTTTGCCATATGGATTTTTTCTTTTTCTTATTATCAAATATATTCCAAGTTCTAGTTTTAGCAACAGTAGAATTTGTAGCTGTGCCTATAGTTAATTGTTTTCCTTCTCCAGCACCCATTAATAAATACTGTAAAGCATCATGCACATGAGAATATTTATTCTTATTAGGCTTTTCATCATAACGATCACCAGATGTTTGTATTCTTCTGTAGTGGTATCCTCCATTAAAACCTTTTTTAAGATTCACACAGTTAGAATTTAAAATAAAACCAGCCTTTCCCTCTACCAATCTACCAAGAGCTGTCTCTACAGCTTCTATACGTAGAGAAACATCATTACTTGGAGCTGGTCTAGCCTTAACTCCTTGCGCTCTCATAATTTGGAAGGGAGTAGCTTCATCTGTCTGCACTCTAAAGTCTCCAGCTGGATCACCATAGATATCTATAGGTAGACCTTTGTATGTTTTAGCTATTTCATGTTTAAGTAATTCAGTAAACCTAACAACACCCATATCAAAACAGACTAACTCTTGTAGAATAACCCATCTACCACTAGTTAATTTCTGTGCAAAGACTGCTGCTGGTGTTAATCCAAAGTCAATTCCAATAAATACTTGTGTAGGAAATGGAGTAATAAGCTTTTCACTAAGATGCATTTTCTCTGACCAGCTTGGATAAACTGGCTTACCTTCTTCTAATGAACCAAGTTTATTCATAACATAAACATCAATCCACCCTTTAGTTTTACCTTTAACTATATTAGTATAGTAAAGATCTGTAATATTTTTCTTATTTTCACATAGGGGATTCCTATCATATCCTACTAATTCTCCTTTATTATCTTTCTTTTCTAGTAATGCTGGAGGTTGTGTGTGGAAACTCCAGTTGTCAGGCTTGACTAACATGATTGCTTCTTCTCTTGATATGTGATCTGGTACTGGTACATCACCAGCCATGACTGCCCACCAATGATCTTCTTCAGGAGCATTAGTATCTGCGATAACTCCATACCATGAAGCACCACCATCACGCATAGAAGGGTATCTACCTACTCTCATAGTACAAGCATCTATAATTGACTTAGGTAATTCTCTAGCTTCATTAACCCAGACACCAGTAAGCTCTAATGATAGTAGCTTCTTAACATCTTCAGGTCTATCAAGAGCTAGGAATATAACTTCTAGATCTACATCACCTATAGTCATTTGATGAGTATAAGGAACTGACCATCTGAATGGTCCGAACTGATTTTCTGGAAACCAATCCAGCCATGTTTTAATAGTAGTAGTTTTTAATTGAGGGTTCGTGTTTCTAATAACAGCCCAGCGAGACTTTCTTCGTCCATCAGCGCCTTTTTGTTGTTGTAATGCTCTTCTAAATAACTCAATACAACAAGCAACTGATTTGCCAGATCCAACTGGACCTCTAAGTCCTCTGAAGAAGTTATCTGATTTAAGAAAGCTTTTAAGTGTTTGTCCATCTGGTTTATAATTGAAATCCATTACTTAACATTTTCAATATACATTACGATAAGCTTTTCTCTTGTTGCTGGACCTAAAGCTTCTATCATTTTATCAGCTTCTTTATCTGTTAGGTGTGATTGAGGTAGATGTTTTAAGTGTACATTCTTAACTATCTTTCGAAGTCTTTGTCTATCTATATAAGATAGAGGAAATTGTTTTCTTACTTCAAGATCTACTTGAGCATCAATAGGATCAAAGTCAGGTGGTCTAATTATTTCACTCATTAACACTTCCACTTTCTAAGAGCCAAAGCTTTCCTTGTAGGTTTGCCATTAGGCTTCTTCATTGGTCCTTTTACTCCACCCATTCTAGCACAGAAGCTTTTCTTTCTGCCTTTAGCCTTATCTGTCTTAGGACTAGGTGCTGGTGCTTTAAGATTAGAGCCATCTTTGTTGTTGAAGTACGCCCTACCAGCAGCATTTAAACCACCACTAGGATTTTGATACTTCTTTGCAACCATTATTTAGGTTTCTTTTTAGGAAACCCAGCTTTCATATTTTTAAAAGCTTTATTAGAAACAGTTGATTCTTTTTTAGGACGAGAAGTACCAGCCTTTTTTCTAGCATTAATATTTGCGTACAATCCTTTACTTGGCATTATGACTTAGCTTTCTTCTTAGCAGTAGCACTAAGATCTTTAAAATGTACTACTGGTTTACTACTTGCACTATGTGTTTTACCACTATGCATAGAACCATTAGGCATTTTATGCATTGATCCATTATGAGCAGTACCATTTTTCAAAAAATGTTTTACCCCTTTAGCCATTATTTCTTTTTAGCTTTCTTAGGCATAGCTTTTTTAGTTGCTTCTTTTTTACCAGCTTTCATTGGCTTGGCTTTCATCATTGGTTTTTTCATTCCATACATACTATATATTTCCTTTCGTTATATTGTTTGAAAGAGTTTCTTTGAACTTAATAAATTGATCTACTGAAGTATTGAGTAGTTTAGTTTGTAGATTAAACACTCTATCTGTTCTTTGGTCTAATCTATCTGTAAGAAACTGTACTTGTAGTTTAAGTTCAGCGTTATCTTTCGTTAATTCTTTGACTTCTTTACGAGAATCAGAGAGTTTTCTTTCCGTTGGTGTCATAGACATAATTCCTTCCTATATTAATTTTAAATAAACTGCAAGTTAAAATGAACTGGGTATCATATAGGAGTTTATATATAAAAAACAATTCACATAAACTGTACCTTGACAGCTGTTACAATTTAACATAGGAGTTTTGCGAATATAACACTAGTTATGTACGGAACTATCCATTAATTATCTATATATAATGCTTAATTTAATAAAAAATATATTTAAGAAGCCATCTTCTCATTTGAATGATGGTATAATGCAGTTCTGTAAAGCTGAATATGGTAATGATTGGCAGTATGCCTACCTATGCTACCTTAAGGATAAACGATTTCCTTTATCAGTACCTATCAGAACCTAAAAATATTTCATGTTCGTCTTGAACTGACTTCTTTTCCCTCGTTATAATGCTTATAACAACTGAAATAATATATACTATTCTCTTTAACACCTAATACTCCCCATTCTTTACAACCTTCCTTACAACAAATACTATTAACCTTTGTCTTTTCATGAGACCAGTTAAGGATTTCTACTATGTTGAAGTACCTTTTTGACATCTGTAGTTTGTTTAAGTCCTATCACTACCGAGGATCACTGGTTTTTAACCCCCCCCCCTCGTGTTGTGATCTAGCAGTGACTTGGCTGAATCATAGACTATGACAGATCAATGTTGATCTTCAACTGTCCTTCTACACTGTGTTGCACCTTGTCTGGGGTACGTAGCCCAACCCTATCTAGTACATCTCTTGATGCTTCTAGCTGTACGTACTCTGACTTCGCACTACCAGCCAGATGGACAAGTCTATTACTGGCAACCACTGCGCCTAGCCCTAGAGTTCTAGCACACTGATCCATCATGTACTTCTGTACCTTTGCTGATCGTAGTGTTCTTGACGCCTGTACTCTACCACCATCTTTCTTTGAATAACCTGCCTTTATGGACGCTTCTTTGATACTACACCCAGACGCTACAAGTGTATCTACTAATCTTATTTGTTTGCTTGTCAAACCATACTTCGTTTGTGCTGACTGCTCTTTATCTGTTAACGCTTTCTCTTCCGTATCCATCTCTTGCTAAGATATAGATATAGAAAAAGTGTTGTCAAGATAATAATTACGACATTCAATAACATACTGATTTAACTGATTATATTAGACATGATATAAATAGATAAATAAGAATATATATTATATATATAAGAATAATTAGATTCGCATAGCCATGCGTTTCCATAATGTATCTAAGACTGCACAGCTGACATAGATCATTGACGTTAGTTAGTCTGTTATAGATATCTATAATAAGATGATCCATAATGGTATATTAAATATAAAGAATAAAGTTCGATATATAGAATATGATACAAAATGACGCATTAAACATTATTATATATACATAAGATAATAGATGAAATAGAGTAAATATTAATTAATCTTTAATAAGGAGAAAACAAAGATGACAACACTAGAACAAAAAGAGACTGAAATACTAGGTACTATTAAAACTCAAACAATGTCAGGATTAAATACAATGTATTCTGATTTAGTTAAATTTGATGATATCTTTAATCTTCAATGTGAACTAGGTGCAGACCTAAGAAGGTTAGCATACACTATCAAGGGCTTTGATATGAAGCTTGACGAGGTCAGAGTTCAATATCTAGCACTTAGAGATGCTTGCGCCTCTGGTGATATCAACAGCGCTAAAGCTTCAATGAATGGTCAAGAGGTTTTATCAAAACAACTTAGTAGTTTAGAATGGAAAGCAGAGAGACTAACTTATAGCCAAGAGTTAATCAAAGCTAAAGAGGAAGCTTATATTGATTTTTACGAAATCAAAGTAGGGAAAAAATATATACCTTATTCATCAGGCGCTATAATCAATACTGCTAAAATCAACAAACAAAACAAGGTTGCTAAATCTTGGTTGTTAGATCATAAAGATGAGATTGAGCCAATCCTTGAAGGCTCTGAAATGATCCCAGCAATCATTGAATAATTAATATTTATCTTGGGGAGTTGTCACCAGCTCCCCTTGTAATAATTTATTACAAAATCTCAAAAAAAAATCGCTCACTTCGTGAGCGTTATACAGATATTCGCGCACTTAATCGCGCGAAAAAAGGGCTCACTTCGTTCGCCCCATAATAAACCGAATACGATATATAATATAAAATAGAATATATCAATTCATTAACAATTAACAATAAGGAGAAAACAAATGACAACATTATTAATCACACTAGCTTGTATAGTACTAACTATATACATAGTAAGCTTTGTAGCTTCTATATTTATAGGAGTAAAAGTATTTAAACACTTTGAAAACGAACAAGATAATTAATAGGAGAACACATGGACATGATTTATATTATGGTAATAATATTTCTACTAGTTGTATATGCATATGGTAGATTTTATCTAGCTCTCATAGAAGATGATAAGTTAGAAGAACTAAACGAAGATATATCTGTAGACATTGATAAACAATGGTTAAAAGATAAACAATGGAAATGGAACGATAGAGACAGAAAGGATTAATATGAACGAAAGAGAAAAACTATTAATACAGAAAGCTGTATTTCAAGAAGTATCTTATAAGTTACAGGAAATAGCTACCGAAGATGCTATGGACGTTGTAACATTAGATAGATTACATATATGGTCACAGGAATGTCATGTTAAAATACATAACAAGATTTCCTCAATAGATTCTTATGAAGAAATTAAGAATAACTTAATAAATAAACATGGCTGGGATAAAATACCAGCTATATCAACCGAAAGGAACTAATATGCTTAAATGGACTATAAGACTATTACCAAAAGTTGCTAAAGGATTAGCTACTACAATAGTATATAAATATGCTAAAGACCGAGCAGTATGGTATTATCATAATGCAATCAATCCTAAATACTCTGAAACCATGTTAAATCTATATAGAGTTAATAAAATGGAAAGAGAAATCAATCGACCATCATTTGGTGGCATTGAGAAAAGAGTATTTAATATATCAAGAGAAGGTGATGTGTATGATGTCAAAACTGGTGCAGTTTATGGCAATGTAACAGAGCCTGTTCGTAATAAGTATGAACATGACAGACAATTTCATGATGAAATCAATAAAGAAAAAGCAGTAACTTCATGAAAAACAATATGGAATCAGCAATGGAAAATTATGTTTCAAAACTAATTGATCTTATGTCAAAAAGATTAGATCATTTAGAAAAAGAATCAGAGTTCTGTGCTAAAAATCTAAATATAGTAGTAGATAGATTAATAGTATTAGAAGCTATTGTAGCAAATGATAAAGATTTACTAAATCAAACCGAATTAGATTCTTTTAAACGCTTAAACAAAAAACATTAAGGAGTAGATTATGGGTAAAGTAAACGAATACACTAGATCAACGATAGAAGAAACCGAAAATTTTATTGATGATTTAGAAAATCAAAAGAATGTTCTTAAAGAATTGTATGTTCAATGCCAGAGTATCAAAGATGGTAATTTAGTATACAAACCGAAGGTATATTTATTTATACAAGAACTAGACAAAATGATTAAAGACCATGAAGTCTATATCGACAGTTATTATATGGAATTAGAAGATCCACCAAGTCCTATCTAATTCTTAAATAACAGAGAAAGTAAAAAGAGAAAGGTAACTATGCTTAATATAATACAAAACGAAATGGAACACAACTCACACTTGTTTTTTCCAGTTCAAGAAATGCCTATTTATAACCAGCAAGGTGAACTCATCAAAGGTTATAAACAATTAAGAAATGGTAATAGTGACCAACTGTTATCCATTCAAAAGAAAACCTATCAATTACTAACCAACGAAGAATGTTTAGTAAAAACCGTAGAATACTTAGACAAAAACTTTGATACAGAAGGTATGATAGTAAATCCTGTATCATCTCCAGATGGAAATGTTATTCGTTATGACTTTACATTACCAGCTCATAATAAGCCTTACAAAAACAGTAAGCTTATTCTAAAAGCTTCAATGTTTAATAGTTATAATGGTACAAAATCATTTGTATTAAGGATTAGCTTTGTATATGAAATATGTACTAATGGTATGACTAGTCAGCTTTGGGATATTTATATTCAAAGACGACATAATACTACAAAAGAATTAGTATTAGAACATACAGCTAGTCCTATATCTATACACGAAGTTGGTAATTATTTAGATCAATGGTCATCTACTAAAATAACAAGAGAAGAATACCAAAATCAAACTAATACTTTATGTTATCAACCAAGTCAAAAAGATAAAAGTCATGTTAATCAAGCAATGTATAATTACTTACTAGATCAATATGCATCTTATTCTAGACGATATGGTGAGAATAAATTTAGTGCCTATCAAGCATTTACTCATTGGTCAACGCACTATCCGAGTGCATCAATCAATACAGTATATGATAGACAAAGGAAAGTAGCTAATAATAGCTGGTTTCATTAACAGTTTTAGGGTTATAATTCCTCCGCATTAACAGCCCTAAATAGAACTGAAGGCAAGGTAATGTATATAACACCCTTGCCTTTGGTTCAAAAAAAGAATACGAATTGTATATGGATTATGCATTAGGCAAAATATTTTTTAGCCAGATCATTCCTCAATTTGTAAAAGCAAGAAACAACAAAGGTATAACACAAGCTAACCTAGATGATATTCTAGGAGTAGCTAAAGGTTTAGTATCTAAATGGGAAGTCGGTATTAGAAAACCGAGTGGCTATTTATTCTGTTGTTGGGCAGATGCACTAGACTGTGACATCAAATTAGAAATGAGGAAAGATGAGACTACTATTAAATCATAGAAACGAACTAACATTATCAATTACTAAAAGAGAACATAAGAAACTACAAGTAGGTTTAAACACTCTACATGGTGGTTTGATTAAAGTATTGTTTCAAGATATGTTAACAGTATATATTAATCACCAGAAAGAAATGGCTGTAATAGATTATATACAAGAAGAATATGATAAAAAACACAAGTTGTAATGAATAACTTAGATCAATTATTACAAAAACTAGCTAATACATTAAACGATAATAGACTCTCACCACAAGAAAAAAAACAAAAGAAAAAAGAGTTTGTTACCAAACTAGCATACAAATATTTAGAATATGAGAAGGCAAGTCTTTTTGATGAGCTTTACAACTCACAAAGAGTAGCTCATAACAAGCTTGTTTACTATCAAGCCGAACAATTATATGCAAAATATAGACAGGAGATAGACAAATGGAAGGACTACACAGAGAACAAGAGAAACCGAAGTTTGAGGTACTCAAGACAATAGGTGGAAGTGATGCAAATAAACTAGTAAATGGTACATTTAATTCATGGTCATCAATAGTAGTATCTAAAAGAGAAGGCAAATCAAAAGATTTATCAGATGTCCTAGCAGTACAAATGGGATTAACAACCGAAGATCTTAACCGAAGATGGTTTGAAAAAACCACAGAATTAAAAGTATCAGTAGTTGAAGATCCTTTAACTAATGCTAAATACGATTTTGCTCATGCAAGATTAGATGGAATTATCTATGATGAAAATTTAGCTGTCTTTGAAGCTAAACATACTAATCCATTTAAACCACCAGAAGAACAGATAGCAAAATATTATGGTCAACTACAACATTATATGATGGTAATAGAATCTGAAACTTCATACTTATCTATCCTATCTGGTAATATGGCACACCATATCTTTAAAGTAGATAGAGATAATAAATATATATCTAAGTTAGAATATATTGAAAAGTATCTTTATCAATGTATAATTGGAAAAGAGAAATTAGATGACGAATTTTATCATGATTATAAAGAGGAGTACAAATAATGAAAAATTATAATTTAAGAAAAGATCAACTTTCTATTGTACATAATATCATTGAAGAAAATGATGTTCCGTATCAAGATAAAGAACAACTACTTCAAAATTATAGAGACACAATAATAAATTTAGATATTTCAATAACTTATTTATTACAAGACTTTTCAGATATAAAAAGAAAAGATATACAACATCTACAAGACTTAATAACTAAACTATTTATGTTAGGAGATAAAAATGACATATCCAAATAATGCTGGTTATACTAATGAATCCACTAGTAAAGAAGCAGCAAAACAAATTGAGCCAGTAAGACAATCCTTACTAAGCCAATCACTAAAAGCCATACAAGATACCGAGTGTGGTTTAACAGCTGACCAAGTCGCTAGAGTATTAAACAAAAGCGTCTTGTCAATAAGACCTAGAGTTAGTGAATTATTTAAACAAGGTTTAATTTACGATTCAGGTATAAGACAATCTTTCGACAATGGTAAAAGACATATTGTTTGGAGAAAAATATGAAAGGACTAATATGACAGTTAAAAATAGCGTAGAAGAACTTACATCAGTAAGAATAAAAAACAAAAATATATGGGATCAAGTAAAACAAACCAATCCAAGATTTACTAAAAAAGTAGACTTTGGTCGTGGCTTTACAAGCATTGATCCTATGTATCAAATAGGTAAAATGACAGAAATCTTTGGTCCAGTTGGACAAGGCTGGGGTTATGTAGTAAACTATCATTATACTGACAAGTATATATCAGCAGAAGTATCAGTCTGGACAGAAGATAGAAAGAATTTCTTTGGTCCAGTATGTTCATTAATGCCTTTACAAAATAGTAAAGGTAAGTTTGATGACGATGCTGGTAAAAAAGTTATGACCGATGCATTAACTAAAGCCTTCAGTCACTTAGGTATGTCAGCAGATGTATTCTTAGGACTGTTCGACAGTAGTAAATATGTAGAACAAGTCAAAAAAGATTTAGGTATCGACCAAGATAAAGTCACTAAGATATCTTAAACAGTTGGGTACGGAGGTGTTTTCTCACGCTTAAAGGGGGAATGGTAGTCCTCCGATACCCTAATAGTCTTTCTACTATTCCCCCACTAGAGGAAACATGAGCCACTACACACCACCGAAACAAGATTCACTTACAAAAGTTAAATGTAGTAAGTGCTATAGAGAATACACTAAATCAATGATGATGCAGATTAACGAATATGCTCAAAGATATTTATGTATTAGATGTTATAACAGAAAGGAATATAATGCGAACAATACCAGAAATGTTATTTCGTGATGTATGCGATTCAACAGTTGCAAACTATGAAGGCGACAGTCACCACGAAATATGCCATAATGTATATATGGGTTTGTCATGGTATAAGAAAATCTTTTACCTGACAACACAAGGACGATCATACTTAGATAGTGTGATTGATGAATGTGTCACTACAAGACATGATGACTACAGATAAATAAACGAAAGGTAATAATATGATTAACAAAGTAATACTACTTGGTAACTTAGGAGCAGATCCTGAAATTAAAATAACAAGTACCGATACTAAATTCGCTAGATTAAATCTTGCTACTAACGAAAGGTTTAAAACTAAAGATGGCGAAGTCAAAGAAAAAACCCAATGGCATAACATTGTTGTGTTTGATCCAATGGTTGCAGACACAGTTGAGAAATACTGTAAGAAAGGTCAGACCTTATATATCGAAGGTCAAATCGAGACTAGAAAGTATGAACAAGATGGTGTGACTAAGTACACAACAGAAATTATCATTGCTAAGTTTAAAGGTATGCTCAAGATGATAGGTAAGTCAGACGATAAACCTCAAGCATCTACAGAAGAAGCACCTAAATCTAAGTTAGATACTGGTCAGGACATTCCGTTTTAATAATCAGTATGTAATCACACAGGTGGTCAGGTAAATGACACCTGTGTGCCTCTTAAAACCTATTTTTGCCAGTTTTGTGCTACCTTTTCAGCAGATCTACCAGCAATATACCCTCCAACACCAATAGTTAACAGATTCCACATAGGATCTGGAATACTTAACTCTATGGAGACACCGAATATAATACTAGCGAAAGGAAGTAGTATGTAATTATTAAAAATAACTATAATACAAATCCACATAAGAGCTGGTCGCCAAGTTGCAGTCAGCCAATGCTGACTACTTGCTTCGGCTTTAATTATAGACGCAGCACTTTGTAACTCCTTACTATTATTATCTAACATCTGTGAAGTTATTTGAGATTTAAGTTTATCTTTTAAATCTTTATCTTCTACAGACTTATCTATTACACCTAACGCTATTTTAGCTATAGGTCCAATCGCACCTAATAAATTTAGCATTAACTAATTACTAATATAGCTACAACTGCAACAGCAATTATAATATACATTTTATAACTAACAATAAATGGTTCGTACTTTAACCATAACTCTTCTAGTTTATTCATATCAATCTCCTTTATAAGTATATATTATTATCCCAAGATCCATCATTATTCAAGACCATAGGTACAATGTACGGAATCCCTTCTGTAATCACCCCACAAGACAATACTGGCTTCGCTAAGTTTACCTTCATATATGCCATAGCTAAAGACTTCTTATCTACTAAACACCCTACACTCATTCCCCAATTCAAATGAAAA